CTAAGTTTGTGCGACACTTTTGAGACACTTTAGTGGGTTGAGCTTCGCTGCTTCTTCAAGGTGGTTAGGTGCAAAATGAGCATAGCGCATAGTCATTTTGATATCGGTATGACCCAGTATTTTCTGTAATACAAGGATGTTCCCGCCGTTCATCATAAAATGACTGGCGAAAGTGTGGCGTAAAACGTGAGTTAACTGCCCAGCCGGTAGTTCTATTCCCGCACGTTCCAGGGCTGAACGAAAAGCATAATAGCAAGGTGAGAACAGATTTCCGTTCTTTTTTGGGAGTTCTGCCGCAAATTCAGGGTCTAAGGGAATAGTGCGGTTACGTTTCCCCTTTGTTTTAGTAAATGTGATTTTCCCTGCCGCTATCTGGCTACGTTTTAGTTTTTCTGCTTCACTCCATCGAGCGCCGGTTGCAAGACACACTTTTACAACCATTTCCAGATCCTTGGCGGAACTGCGCCGACACTCTTCAAGCAGCAACTCAATTTGTTCGGTGGTAAGAAAAGCCATCTCGCTTTCGTCGGTTCTGAACTGACGAACATTTTCGAGAGGATTAGGGGCTTGCCATTCTCCAAGTCTTTTTAACTCATTGAAAACAGCCAAAAAGTAAGCGTGCTCAATGTTCATGGTTCGTGGAGAAACCTTCAATACTCGCTTGGTTCTGGCAAAATTGCCATCAAGGCGCTTTGCTCGGTATGCAGTAAAAAGCTGGGCGCTGAATTCTGTAGCCAGTGGTGATCCCATACATTCAGCAGCCCAGAGCATAGAGCTTTTTCGCTTTTCCCCATCCTTCAATGTGATGCCATGTCTATCAAACCACAAATTTACAAGGTCAGAGAGGCGTCGGTTATCTTTACCATCACCGAGCCACGGTGAATCCTCTATTTTCTGAAGTGTATAATTTTCAAAGGCCAGCGCTTCCCCCTTAGTAGAGAATTTTTTGCGGACGCGTTTGCCTTCTTTTCCATTCTTTCTATCAACGGTATAGAAATCAGCGATCCATTCTCCAGAGGGAAGTTTACGAACACTCATAATCGATACCTATAACGTTTTTTAGCCAATCGTGAAAGTAATATTTCTTATGTCCCTCAGTTACTAACATTGTTTGAAATCTGCTTGAAATAAAGGTTCGTCTTTCCTTTCTTAAATGGCAAAATCCTGATAAATAATAGTCATTTTTATCATTTTTTAATACTTGGTCTATATCCACGGTTCTTCTTTCTTTACCATTAGATGATAAATATGTGAATGATGTTGTTATTGGCGAAAATTTGGCAATTACATATGGTTCATTAGCTGCTTTACGTATTTCTTTTGCTTGCTCAAACAAATCGGAGAGATCAATTTTCAACACCTTTCTACACAGTTCCACAAAATCATAAGTCTGTGAATTAATTTTAATTCTAGATTGTATTTCTCTTTCCTTTACCAGAGTAATCTCACCTGTGGATTGGTCTACTAGATAAAAATAAAAATCACCATCCTTGTGAATTTCTAATTGTGTAAAAATACCCTCTCTACGCTCTTTCTCAGAGAGTATGCGAAATGAAACTGGTTTAGTCGTTCCGCTCCATACAACAACAGGCCTATTGTGAAATGGTTTCTTCTCAGCAGTAGGAACAGATGCGGGAGTAGGCATAGGATTTCGTGTGAGCGAATCTACGTAAGTTTCATAAGAATTTACATTATGGCTACGCGATTTCTGTATTTTTTTTGTTGATTTCGCCTTGAGTAGCAATGGCTTAATTAGCCATTTATGAAAAAAGAAAAGCAGTAATATTGAAAATAATGGAGCCAGAATAAAACGTGCGGTACTTGATACGTTTTCGTCTACGCTAAACCCAATCGCGCATATCATTAATAAAAATACGATTACTGCTTTTAGTAAATTTAAAAACAATATCTTTAACATATCAATAATGTTCCTTTGCATTGATGAATCAGCTTATTGTTAGAACAACCCGACCAATAACAACAATATCATCAATAGCACAATCAAATGCCATTCCAACACCGCTTACTCTAACCTTTCCCACAGGGATGCGTGTCAGTGTTCTAACGCTGGTTTTACCTTCAACTTCGACAAGCCAAACATCGTCATAAACTTCAGTAAAGTGTTGATCAACAATGTATTGCATTGTGTTATCAATCACACAGATAGGATTCTGCGGTAAAGGTTTGCCAGGTAAAAAAGTAACCTTATCGAGCATTAGGAAACCAGACTCATAGAGTTTTCCGTCCACAATCTTCTTGCGTGGCAGTTTCATGATGTCTAATTCGTCATCGTTAAACTTTCTACCTTGTCCAGTCGCAAGCCATTCCAGAGTAGCTCCTGTTTCAGCCATACATCTAACAACGATATCAGCTGGAAAAAAATCCCTCTTATACCGGTTAGCCAGACTGCTGCTTGCTATATCAAGATGTTCAGCTAGGGCTAGTTTTGTGTTGAATCCATACGCTTGGATAACTCTATCTAGTACCTCGGCCCCGCCCTGAGAAAACTCAATTTGTAGGTTCACGAAAGTTTTACCTTGAAATCTTGCGCAGAGTGAGTTTAAACTCCGCTTTGTAGGTTTAAGTGAATATTGATAGTTACTGCCCTGTATTGCCGTACAGGTTAACTTATGGAGTTTGCCTCATGCGTCCGAACATTACAATCATCATCCCAGAACCATACCTGCCTTTAGACGAGTACTGCCGCCGTACTGGCACCAACAAAGAAACCGCCAGGAACCTCATCGAATACGGAAAGTTACCTATTAAGCCGAAGGGTAAGCAGAAGAAAGGCCTAGTCGAAGTCAACATGGCCGCGCTCACTATTCAGGCTTTAAGTGAATGTGACATTTCGCTTAACGCGTAATCCATCCTACGGATTAGGGAGAGGCAAACAATGTTTGATTACCAGACCTCTAAACATGCGCACTTTGATGCGGCTTGCCGAGCATTTGCAACTGAGCACAATCTGGAAGATGTGGCCGCTGCCGTTGGTATGAGACCACAGATCCTGCGTAACAAACTGAACCCAGCACAACCGCACCGCTTAACCTGTGACGAGCTTTTAGCCATTACGGATTACACCGAAGATGCGCGTTTACTGGATGGGATGCTGGGGCAGATTAACTGCCTTCCATCCGTGCCGGTGAACAATGCTACAGAAGCCAACATGCAACTGTGTGCTCTTAGTGCCACCGCCAGTGTGGGCGCAATTGCTGGGGAAGCCGTATCAACTGGTCATATGACCGCCGCCCGCCGTACACAAATTCTTGATCGCGCTCGCGATGCTATCCGTAGCCTTTCCGTGTTGGCTTACACCGTTGAAAGCCGTATCCATTCTGCGCCGGTTTTAGCCGCAGCGGTGGATCTGGTCACGACGAATGCCACTGGCCTGATGTGAGGGAACATTATGAAAGCGTTTGTGACTTACCTGAAAAAAGAATCACCGGCTATGCAGTTACCCAGTGGTTCAACCGGTTGGATAGAACTGCCGAACGGCCAGCGCTGGAATCCTGGTCACACCTATAAATTCAATGCACATGAGTCTGTCCAGATGAAGGGCGGTTCTGTTCTGCGTTTCCTGACGACTAAAACCCGCCGCCTGCTGGGAATGGTTGGGGGGCGTTATGGCAATTAACCAGGAACAGCAAAAGCGTGGGCTGGATCATCTTAAAAAGATTCGGCGCAAATATTTCAGTACTAGCAGTGAAGCCGCTGAATGGTGGGACAACCTGACACCAGAATGGCGCGGGGTGGTTCTTCATGCTGCTGCAATCAATTCCAGATCCGGCGTTTTTAAACGCAGCTTAAGTAATTGTTGCTGGCGAGAACTTTTTGAGCGGTTGGAGTATCGGGACATGATACAGCTGCGCCAGGGAATTTCCCGTGCTCGTTTAACTTTTAGCGGATTCGGGAGTTTACGGGACAGTGATTTCTCCAGACGAACCGCTGAACGTCCAGTAAAAATCGTCCATCCCATTAATACCAGGAACAAAGTGCAGATGATTATCGCACCTCATATTGTCCATAAATTGCAGCAGGGGAATCACTGATGAGCATTATTTCTGTAGAGGGTAAATCGTTGGGGGCTGAACTGGCTGTGTGGGGAGTCCCGCATAACTACGCGGTAGCGTTTGCAGAGAAAAGCGCCAGTAAAAATGGCCGCATTGCGTTGCATCCGTTCTTCTTCAATGACACCGAACACATGACTAACCAGCGCCACTGGCTGGCGATCAATGCCGCTTTCTGGTGCTGCGTGTACCGCGAAGCTGAGAGCAAAGAGGCACAGATTGAAGCACTGGCGGGGATTCGCGCAATTTTCTATACAGCCGGGGCGCTGGGTGTTGGCGAGATAAAGGCGCTGATCCAGGAGTGGTGGCGGACAACCTATGAGCTTCACCTTATTCCGGCACCGAATTATTCAGCCGTCACTACACAACCCGCTTTTCACTAATTAACAACCTGAATTTTTTGGCCACGGCTCAAGTGGCCGGGGATTCTTTTGTCTTGAGGATATTGAAATGGCACAAATTAGCTCTGAAGTAAACGTTACTACTCCTCTTTCAAACTATCAGGAAATCTTAAAAAAAGCCGTAGATGAGGGAAAGGCAGCAGCCGCCGTTCTGTTTTCCTCTCGTCTGGATAAGCTGGCCACCCATGCGGCCACCGAGGGGCTTAATGCTGCTGAAATAATTGAACTGTTGCGCGAAGAATCGGTGATTTTTGGTAAGGGCGGTGCCGCATGGCAGTAAAAACTCCTCTTAAATTGGTGGGCAGCAAAGCCCGCCTTATGCCGAAGTTGCGCCAGCATCTTCCAGAAGGTAAACGCCTGGTTGAACCGTTCGCCGGTTCCTGTGCCGTCATGATGAATACGGATTATGACGAGTATCTGATTGCAGATGTGAATCCTGATCTGGTTAATCTTTATAAAGCGATGGCATATCACACAGATGCGTTGCTTAATGAGCTGGAGAGTCTGTTTACTGCCGGTTCGTTAGGTGACGAAGAAAGCCGAGCGGTTTTCTATTACGCGGTGCGTGATGCGTTCAACCTGTCAGGTAAATCCTTTGGTTCGGAATCCGTAGAAGCTGCTGCGCGTTTCCTGTACCTGAACCGGCACTGCTTTAATGGCCTGTGCCGGTACAATCGCCGTGGTCAGTTCAATGTTCCGTTCGGTAAGTACAAAAAGCCTTATTTCCCTGCTGATGAAATCTGCGCCTTTGCTGAAAAAGCAAAGCGCGCAACATTCATTACTGCCCACTATTCAGAAACGCTCGATTTGGTTCGGGACGGGAATGACGTTGTTTACTGCGATCCGCCTTATCTGACAGATAGCGATAATTTCACCGCTTACCATGAGCGTGGTTTTTCGCACATGGATCAGGGGCGGCTGGCGCGTAAGCTGCGGCGCCTGGCTGAACGTGGAGTTCAGGTAGTAGCGTCAAACAGCGATCTGGAAATGGTGCATTACCTTTATGCAGGGTTTGAAGCCTTAAAGGTTAATGCGCCGCGTAGTGTTGGTGCGGCAGCTGCAAGCCCGAAAATGGCGGCAGAACTGATACTTAAATGGCCTTTACCGACGAATCCTGAGGCCAGCGCATGACGCTGGCAATAAACGAAGATTGCTACGCCGTTGATGCCTGGCGGCGTGAAACCTTCGCGCCAGGTACACCGGCAGACGTGACAATCACGGAGCGCCGCCTGTGGGCTGTAAACCCGCAGGATCATAAATGGCGTGCTCAATACCTGCATGAAATACCCGACTGGTTAGCCGGGTATTTTGGCCGTCGTTACGAAAAGCTTTTTACTGGCCCTGACGGGCGTCGCCGTGCCAATACATTCCTGCGTCAGACTATTGGAGGGAATGTATTGCCACGTCTGCGCAAAGTGGCTGCTCGTTATAAGCTGGCCGCTGATGCAATAGACCTTCCTTTTGGCAAGTCGCTGGAACGCCTGCCGTCACTTGACCGCCCGGAACTTAAAAAACTGGCTGGCCAGATATCTGGCTGGATCTCCCAGTCGCTGTATGACTTCACCGAACGGTTTGATTCCGGCACTGACGACGCTAAAGAGCTGCACCGCCGAACGATGGAGTCTTATCGCTATCTTTGTGCGTGCAGTCTGATGCTGAATAATCAGCCGCCATACTGGGCAGAACATGAAGCCAATGCCGGGCAACTGGAAACACGTAAGGCTGAATCCGGCATTCTTCGCATGATGGCACCTGAATGGTGGTATCTGCGCCTGAAGCGAGCGCGTGATGTACAGCGTGAGCATATGGCCATAGCCGTGGGGCAGGTGCAGAAAGCGGCCAGCGCTTATGTATCCCGTAAAACCCTGGGGGAATGGATAGAACAGAAAAAGCGAAATCTGGAGTTCTTTAAAAAGTTTGATCTGCTGAATGATGAAGGGCTGCGCATTGCACTGGACAGCATGGTACACCGCAGCGTTGCAAATCCGGCGATCCGTCGCTGTGAGCTAATGGTAAGAATGCGAGGATTTGAAGATATGGCCAATGAAGAAGGGCTGGCCGGTGAGTTTTACACTATCACCGCGCCATCTCGTTTCCATGCGGTACACAGCAAAGGGGGCTTTGTATCGCAATGGGATGGAAGTACGCCGCAGGATACCCAGCGCTATTTATGTGGTGTATGGGCAAAAGCCCGCGCCGCGATCTCGCGTGCGGGTATCCATGTATTTGGGTTCAGGGTTGTCGAACCTCACCATGACGGGACACCGCACTGGCATATGTTGCTGTTCATGCGCCCGCAGGACGTGGACACGGTGCGAGATATTCTTTGTTATCACGCCAGAATTACCGACTCCGAAGAACTGCAAACGCCAAATGCGCTAAAGGCACGTTTCCATGTTGAAGCTATCGATCCCGCTAAAGGGTCAGCGACGGGCTACATCGCCAAATACATTTCTAAAAACATTGATGGATTTGCGCTGGATGGCGAGCAGGACGAAGAAACCGGTGAAAACCTGCGGGATATGGCTAAATCCGTTTCTGCATGGGCTTCACGCTGGCGCATTCGCCAGTTTCAGCAGATCGGCGGTGCGCCGGTGACAGTCTGGCGTGAGCTTCGCCGGTTGCGGGATCAGGTGCTGACCGATCGCAGAATGGATGCGGTTCTGGCTGCTGCTGATGTCGGGGACTGGGCTGCATATACCCAGGCGCAGGGCGGCGCACTGGTTGCCCGCCGTGATCTGGTTGTTCGTCTGGCCTATGAAATTACGGAACAGGGTAACGAATATGCGGAGGATGTGCAGCGCGTACAGGGTGTTTATTCTCCTTTGGTTCCTGATTCAGAAGTTTGTACCCGTCTGGTTAAGTGGCAAAAGGTTGCGAAGTTGGCCGAAGCGCCAGCGGAGGCGGGTTTTTCTGGCGGCAACGCCGCCCCTTGGAGTTCTGTCAATAACTGTACGGAGGGTGGAACCCGCAGACGGTTAAAACTGGAATTAAGAAGCCGGGGGTTCGATGGTTCTGATGAAGAAATAGACATTCTGAAACGAGGGGGAGGGCTCCGTTTTGGTCAGTCAGCACTCATTTACCGGAACGGAAGATTACAGGAGAAGCAAAACGAGCCAATGCAGGAGCTTTGGCCGGGATGGTTATGATGTTGTAACTCTGTGAAACATATCTATTTGTCGCCTGGTAAACAGAAAAATATGTTTCACAATTAGTGCTTAAAGGTGTACTGTGTGTTTATACAGTTGTTGTTGGTATGGGAGGGTAAATGGATATTCTGGAGGCGTCGGCACAGCTGGAGCGCATTGAGTTGTTGGCCAAGATTGCCCATATTTACGAAAGTAACCAAAGAGAGAAAACGATAGCTTTGTATTGGATTGGAGAAATTGCAGGAGAAATGCGGGAAAAGGTTAGTAATGCGATGAAAAGCCCCCAAAAAGGGGGATTGTCAGGCGGCGGGAGTCGCTTTCAGTAGGTCTAATGCCATCTGACGCTGATCGGGTGAAAGGGCATTCAGTATTTTTTGTACCATAGCATCACCTGTTTTAGCGCTTGGGCTGAGAGTGTGGGAGAACGTCAGATTCATAACAAACGTGTGGCCACACTCAACATCTGAACAGGCGCAGTAAATATCGGCAATCTGCCGGTGTTTCCGGTTCGTTTTACGAATAACAGCTTTTGAGCCGCATTCCGGGCATTCGATTTTCAGAACTCGCATATTCCATGCTCCAGCTGTTAAATGATGCCTGGATTTTAGCCTTTTTTGCCTCATACCGCACCCTTATCCGTTGATTCTGTGTAACTTAAATCAAAGTTCAGGTGCAGGTTTTCCGGTATTTCTGGATCATTGTTTACGGCCATCATAAACCGGCGCTGAACAGGGGCGACTTCGCTTTTTTTATAAATCCGTTCGGCCTTTTCTACGTCACCCAGTCCGGCAGTATTTTGCGGGACAATGCCGGCAAGCCCGGCAGGAAAACGGTGCGCGTTCAGAATGTCCTGGGCGCTGATATTCTTGATGTTGGCAAATTCATCCTTAGCGGAAATATCCCCCATTTCAATGAATTTGATGGCGTCACCGTCTCCACCGGGAATGTTTACCAGGATGGTGGAGAAGTTGCCGATCCCTTTGCTGTCACGCAGCTGCTGTTCAATTTCCTCTTCCATTTCATCCGTCATGCTGGGATCGCGCGTGTAGAGAATGCCGCCAGTGTGGGCGCCATTGTGGTAGTAACGGCGCCGGAAAATGACCGCTTCACTGTTGAGTAATGCAGAATGTACGCCGCCGATGTAGTCCGGCAGTCCGTAAATATGCTGTTGCGGGTCATACATTTTGATGAAGATAATATCTTCTTCAGGCCATATCTGCGGTTCGCCTTCCTGTAGCACCACGTAATCACCAGGTTGATCAGTTGCGTTGTTCCTGTCTTTCCTGCGTCGGATATAGAGGCCGGGTAAGGGTTCCAGTCCGATCACGTCTCCCCATCCGTTACGAACTTTTCCAAGCGCAATATCCCCAAATGTGATGTAGTCAAAAGCTGCGGCTTCCAGCTGGTCGTAAGTCAGGCCGCCAGACAGATAATCAGACACAATCATGTTTTTACGGGCGTGGATGATGCCGCCATGCTGACCGTTAAGGTTAATCAGTTGTGCCAGTGCCAGCCGGTCAATTGGCTGGGTAAAATGATCGGCGGCATTGTCGTACCAGATATCCCGGTAGTCGGTGCCGGTAGTCAGAACCGGTTCCGGTTTGCCGAACGTAATGATGCTCATTTTTTTTGACTTATCGCCGCGCTGGTCGCGCTTAACGAAGTGTTTCTTTTTACTCATGCTGCCTTGTTCCTTAAACTCCAGCGTGATTTAGGTTTATTTTCATAGTTCAGAGGTTCGTTATGCAGGGCGTGGGTTATCGCCCAGAACGCTTCGGCGTGTCCTGTGTCCAGGCTACGGTCTGCAACAAATGTCATGGCATTGCCGCTTTGTGTGGTTGTGCGGCGTACGGACATAAAGCTGGCCGGGATCTCTTTCAGGTTTTTGTCCCATTCAATTCGCTGGCTTTCGACCACGTCAGCCGCCTTCAGTACCAGCTGATTTTTCGTGTTCAGGTCGTAACGAATGGCGACGGCCACACGCATGGCAAAATGCTGAATGTTGTCAAAAACGCCCTGGCCAATACCGGTAACGTCCACGCCCAGATAGGTGAAGTTGTATTTTTTAAACAGCTGCTCGATCTGCTTTGCCTGGTACCGGAAGTTCATTCCTTTCCAGTAAATCACCTTCAGAACGCGGAATTTCTCCACGGCGAACATCGGCGGCGCCACAATCACAAAACAGGACAAATCCCCGCTGCGAGCCGGGTCAAAGCCGCCCCATACTGGCCTGTCACCAAATGGCCGGGCGGCCTCAGGGTTATGATCCTGCCAGGTATCCACTTCCACGCCGCAGGCTTCCAGGTCGGAAAAGCTGAAAACGGAATCTTTACTGTCCACGAACACGCACATATAGAGCATGTTGAAAGTGGCTGTGTTGTAGCGGTTGCGCAGCTTCTCGATGTTGGCCAGATTGAAGCCGCCCGCAATAGCATCCTCCATAGTAATGACGTAGCGCCACTGGCCATCCGGACAAACCCGCCCGCCGTCGCGCAATTGATCAAAGGTCGGAAACTTAATGGCAGTACGTTTTTTACTGCCCTGTTTCCATTCATCGCCTGTCCAGAACGGGTACGCCTGGTGAGTTTTAGCTGACGGTGTTGAAAAGTAGGTGGTACGCCACTTGTCATGTGTGGCCATTGCACTGGCCACTTCATTAAGTTTTGTGAAATTTGGAACCCAGAAATATTCATCACAGTACAGGTGGCCGCTGTAGGACTGGGCGGTGTTCTTGTTGGTGGACAGGAAGCGCAGCTCCGCGCCGTTGGACAAGCGGATGGGGTTGCCGGTCAGCGTGATCCCGAAATACTGTTCAGCAATATTTACGATGTAAGACCGGAACACTTCCGCCTGCGCCTTTGATGCCGACAGGAAGATTTGTGGATCGCCGGTCATGACTGCGTTTTCAAACGCCTCAAACGCAAAATACCAGGTCGCACCAATCTGGCGGCTTTTGAGGATGTTTCTGACCAGCTGGCCAATGTTCCGGCGCAGGTGTTTCTGGTATTCAAACAGGTGCTCATCAGCCCAGGCGTCAAAATCCTCCTGCGTCAGCGAGGAAATATCGTTTTTCTTGTATTTCCGTTTGCGGCGGGGTTCGTCGTCATTGCTGTCCCGCGCATCTGCCTGCCCGGAGTTCTGACCGCTGGCCATCTTTTCTTTATGCTTATTGCTTTGCGCACGCAGTTTTGTGGCGTGAGCAATGAGCATGTCCATTTCTTTCAGGTCGAGATCGGTTTTGTTATCCCGGCTGGCCAGTAGCTGGTAGCGGCGTTCGATAGTCTCTTCAGTGCTTTCAAAACTGAGCAAATCAGCCCAGCTGTATTTTTCAGCCCAGTAGTAAACGATCCGCGCATTCGGCAGATTTAATTCAGATGCGATTTCTTTTGGCGTATAGCGGCGCAGATAAAGTGCGCGGACAACGCCTTTTAATTCTTCAGAGTATTTAGCCATGCGGTAATTATGCCGTGGCTGTAATAAAAAAACGGTGGTGATAATTCGTCTGTATTCGGTAAAGCGTTATATCCGAACTGTTCAGAATAAAACGTAATGCAGCAATGGTTTTATTTGGCAATAATTGATTTGCAGCGTCAGGGAGTGGAACAGGGGGGATATGTCACATTTAAAAACTGACTGGCTGTGTGTTGCTACTGAAGGGGATACCGTTGACGGACGGATTATTGAACGTCAGTGGATTATCGATATGGGGGAAACCTATGACTATAACCACTATGTCGCTTTAATCTGGCCGGAACACCAGAAAGGCGGGGGTAATTTCGGTGAAGTACTGGAAGCCACCTGGCGGGACGGGGATGACGGGCTGGCGCGGTTGTATGTCAGTCTTTGCCCGAATATGCGGCTGATATACGCTAACGAAGAAGACCAGCTTCTTTTCTTCTCCATAGAGCCGGAGGAAGACTGGCGCGGAACAGGACGAACATACCTCAAGGGACTAGCAGTGACGGATACTCCTGCCAGCATTGGCACCACACGGCTGCGCTTCAGTCGGCAGCGCAAATTATCTGAACAGGGTTATTACCGTTATGTAATTTCCCGCGATGGCAAAATTAAGCAGGAAGGAAAAATGAAGAACTGGCAAAAATTGTTTGGTATTAAACCGAAGTTTGAAGATGAAACGCCGCCAGATGATACCGCGCAGGGTGATGATAAGTTACAGGCACTGGCAAACGCGGTAAACGAGCTGGAAGGCCGTGTGGCCAAAATTGAAAATCAACTGAATGATGTTCAGGGTGATGTGGATACTATTGCGGAAGTGGTGGATACAGAAGAATTTGCCGCCATTCGTGATAATGCAAAAGATATCGTTAAGCGTTTTAACGATTTGGGAAATAAATCAGTCCGTACATCAGGACGAAAAATTTCAGAGAAAGCCGGGAAGTTTAATTTCCTGTAATTCACTTTAGCGCTGATTAGTTTCAAATATTTTTATTATCGCTTAATCGCGAGGGAGTTTTATGCACCTTAATAACCGTGCGCGGGAATTACTGGACGGATATTCGGCGGGCATGGCGCAGCAGTTTGGGGCGCGTGATGCCAGTCGTTATTTTTCCCTGAATAACCCGCAGGAAAATGCGTTGCGTCTTGCGCTGCTGGAGTCCGTCGAATTCCTGGACATGCTTACCTGTCTGGATGTTGATCAGCTGAGTGGCCAGGTGATTTCCGTTGGTTCTTCCGTGTTACACACAGGACGTAGTGAAAGTGGCCGTTTTATTCGTCAGGTTGGTGTGGACGGAAACGACTATTCACTGGTTGAAACAGACAGCTGCGCCGCGTTGCGCTGGGATCTGCTTTCGGTCTGGGCAAACGCCGGTAAGGATGAAAACGAGTTTTACAATCTTGTCCAGGCATTCACCACGCAGGCTTTTGCGCTGGATATGTTGCGTATCGGCTTTAACGGTAAGAGCCGCGCAAAAACCACTGATCCAGAAGCTAACCCGAACGGTGAGGATGTGAACATCGGCTGGCATGAGCGCATGAAAACGCTGCTGGGCGGTAATCAGATTATGACCGATCCGGTGGTGCTGGATGCTGCCGGGGATTACAAATCACTGGATGCAATGGCGTCAGACCTGATTAACGCCAAAATTCCGGCGCAGTTCCGCAATGACCCGCGTCTGGTAGTTCTGGTGGGGGCTGATCTGGTTGCTGCTGAACAGTATCGCCTGTATCAGGCCGCAGACCGTCCGACTGAAAAAATCGCAGCGCAGTTGCTGGGGAATACCATTGCTGGCCGTCCGGCCATTATCCCGCCTTTTATGCCGGGAAAACGCATGGTGGTGACGCCGCTGAAAAATCTGCACATCTATACCCAGCGCAATACCCGTATGCGTAAGGCGGAGTTTGTGGAAGACCGTAAGCAGTTCGAAAACAAATACCTGCGCAATGAAGGATATGCGGTGGAAGTGCCGGAACTGTATGCGGCCATTGATGAATCCGCCGTAACTATCGGCAAGGTTTCCGAACCAGCGGAGGGCTGATAAATGGCACTTTCTCCCGCGCAGCGTCACAGCCAGCGCATTGCGATGGAACAAAAGCTGAAGCGAAGCCAGGCGCTGGAAACCACGGAAAGTATGCACCTTCTGGTCAAAGCGCTGGAAACGGATGTGGGGCACGTACGCAACCTGCCGACAATCGCGGATCGCATTGAGTTTAAAAGGGATGTGTTGCTGCCGCGCTGGGTACCGACTGTTGAAGCGTATCTGGAAAGCAAGCAGGTATACGCCAATCCGGTATTTGCCTGGTGTGTTATCTGGCTGTTTGACGTGGGCGAGCTGGATCAGGCGCTGGAATGGGCTGATATCGCAATCAGTCAGCAACAGGCCACACCGGATCAGTTACGCAGCAATTTTCCCACGTTTGTGGCCGATACGATGCTGGCATGGGCGCAGGAAAGCGCCGGGCGCGGAGAAAGTATTGAGCCGTATTTCTCCCGTACGTTTGAACGTGTGGCAGGGGTATGGCGACTGCATGAGCAGGTAACAGCCAAGTGGTACAAATTTGCGGGGCTGGAGCTGCTGCGTAATGAGGATGGCCAGCAAACTGCTGCGGGTGTGGATGATATTGAAACGCTGGAAAAAGCCGAGCAGTTGCTGGCCATTGCTGAAAAACACTACTCAAAAATTGGCGTCAGAACAGCACGGCAGACCATTGCCGCCCGTATTCGACGCCTCGAAAACGGAGCCTAAAGGATGGAAGGTATCAAATTTAAATACGAATTAAATCAGGCTGTGCGAGTGGCGATCAGTGGTGAAGATGGGTATGTGAAGGCGCGTGCTGAGTACGCCACTTTCGCCAATCAATACTTGCTTCATTATCGTGCTGCTGATGGCCGGGCTGTAGATTCCTGGTTTGATGAGAGTGAACTGACCACGGTTCAGCTTTAAAGACTACCGCAAGCCAGGCGGACGCGGTGGAGGGCAAAACACCTTGTGTGTCATTGCGCCGTGGAAACCGGTCAGTCCGCCTTTTTCGGGGGATTTATGTTTAGTGGAAAACCGCTGGATTATCAGGACGAGCCGCTGGCCAATAATGGTTTCTGGCCGGATCTGAATCTGAAGGATTTTCAGGTGCAGCGGTCACTACCGCCAGATATTGACGCTGACACCATCAGCCAGGCGCTGCTTGCCGCTGTCGCGGAGGTGAATGCCGAGCTGGAAAACGTGGAGGCCAGCTGGAAAGCGAAAGGCCATACGTTGGCGGCAGATGTGCCGGGTGTAAAGATGGGCGGACTTAACAGCCTGTGCGCCCAGTACATGAAAGCCGTTTTTGCCAGGGCAAAAGCGGATCTGTTGGGTGAGTTCGCCACTATCGGACGACGTGATAGCCATCCGGGGCAGGAAAGCCAGGAGACACGGGCCGGGTTACTGGCTGAGGCGTCCGTGGTGATCCGTCGCATGAAGGGGCTTAAACGGGCAACGGTGAAAAAAGTATGAGCCAGACGCAGATCCAAAGCCTGACCGCTTTTTTTCAGGAGAACGTTCCGCCGCGGGCGATGCAATCATTTGACAGCGTACTGGATGAAATGAAGTTCATCCCCGCCGCGAAGGATTACGGACTGGGGCAATATCGCCAGGCGGTTATTCGGTATGACGCAGTTCTGAGCTGGGCGCGTTTTCCCTATCGCCTGTGTCCGCCGCAGTTACTTATGTCCTTACTGGCGGCGTGGTTGGACGATGCAGACAGAGACCTGCTGGATGAAGTCGGGCTGAGTGAAGCCGAACCTGACTGGGATGTGTCGGTGGAAGATGAGGAAACCGCCACTGTGGTGCTGATCGTTCCGATGGTGGAAGAACTGGTGATCAGGCAGGACGAAAACGGGGCTATTCCGTGGCGTGGTGAACGCTGGTCACTGGCAGATCCTGAAATCTGGACGGCGTTAACTGCCAGCATTTTCAGTGTGGATGAAACCGGGGCGCCGGTGAGCGGGGAAATATGATAGCCGGTGGCGAGCTGAATAAAAAACAGCTGACTGAATTACGTAATGCGCTGGCCAGTATGGAGTTGCCACCACAGAAGCGCCAGCGGCTGATCTGGCGTCTGGCGAAATATGGCGTGATTGCTGCTGCAAAAAGACATGTTCGTAACCAGGAATCCCCGGACGGCCAGAAATGGCCGGGACGTAAGACAAAACGCAAAGGGAAGATGCTGCGTAACCTGCCAAAGCTGCTTCATATCCGCGAAATGCCTGAGATTCAGGCCGTACGGATCTATTTGCAGGGCGGCGGGTACCGGAACGGGGAAGCGCCGGTTCCGGCAGGAACCGTAGGTTATGCGCAACAAAACGGAATGCGGGTAAAGGTCAGCCGCAGCAGTCAGCCACGTAAGGCGGACGCCGGAAAAATGGCGACACCTGCCCAGGCTAAAAAACTGCGTGCGCTGGGATATCGGGTGAGAACCGGAAAACGCTGGAAAAAGCCCACGCTGGGCGATATCACGCGGACGATGCCATACAGCCAGGCCGGATTACTGATTCGAAAGCTGAGTGGTAAAGCAGTGAAAACCAGCTGGACTGTGGATCTTCCTGCCCGCGTATTTCTGGGCATGAATGACGATGAATTTGATAAAGCGCTGGCGCGTCAGCTTCAGGCTATAGGCTTTGGCTGGAATGTAAAGGCGCAGGATATTAAGGGGAAAACATGACCTGGCCAACCGTGACCGTTAACCAGGTAAACCAGTTACTGGGTGAAACCAACGAGGTGGAGCGCACGTTGCTGTTTATCGGTACGGGTACCAAAAATGTGGGTAAAACGCTGGCTGTTAATGCACAGAGTGACTTTAACGCACTACTGGGCGAGGGGAACAGCCCGTTAAAAAGCGATGTACTGGCGGCAATGGCGAACGCCGGCCAGAACTGGTGGGGATTTGTTCATGTACTGGCCGCAGACAGTGAGCCGGGCGCGTGGGTGGATGCCGTCAAAGCTGCACAGGTTTCCTGCTCGGTGGAAGGCGTGGTGCTGTCGGATGATGTGGCGGAAAAAGAACAGATTAACCAGGCGGCAACGCTGAGATCTGAACTGATTGCGCAATACGGGCGCTGGGTGTGGTTCATCCTGGCGGTTCAGGGAATGCAGGAGGATGAAGCCCAGGCGGATTACCTGAAACGTCTGTCCACCCTTCAGCAGGGTATTGCAGAGAAAGCGGTTCAGCTGGTTCCGCGTCTGTGGGGGAATGAACCGGGCGTGCTGGCCGGTCGCTTGTGTAACCGGGCGGTGACGGTGGCTGACAGTCCGGCGAGGGTGAAAACCGGGGCGTTGCTTAATCTGGGCAGCGATGAACTGCCGGAAGATGGCACCGGGAAAACACTGGAGCTGGCCACCCTTAAAGCGCTGGAAGCGCAGCGCTACAGCGTGCCGATGTGGTATCCGGATTATGACGGCTTTTACTGGGCTGACGGACGTACGCTGGATGTGGAAGGGGGTGATTATCAGTCCATTGAGACGCTACGTATTGTGGACAAGGCCGCCCGTCGTGTCCGCCTGCTGGCTATCGGTAAAATTGCCGATCGTTCGCTGAACAGTACGCCGGGCAGCATCGCGGCACACCAGACGTTGTTTGCCCGCCCACTGCGCGAAATGTCCACGGCGGCCAACATTAACGGTGTGTCGTTTCCGGGAGAGGTGAAGCCGCCGCAGGATGGAGATGTCTCTATTGTCTGGAAGAGCAAGAAGGCGGTGGATATTTACATTGTGGTACGCACGTATGAAGTGCCGCTGCAAATCACTATCAGCCTGTTACTGGATGCCAGTCTGGAGGCCGCAGCATGACCAAACGTATTTCAGGCATGTCATTTGATGCCTACATCGATGGTGAACTGATCCATATAGAAAAAATTTCGCTGGATATCACGGATAACAGCGCCGCCGCCCAGACCCGTGGTGTGCCGGACGGCCATGTTGATGGTGATGTGGCCGCAGAGGGAGAAATTGAAGTCAGTTCTAAAGTGCTTCAGGTACTGACAGCCAAAGCCCGCGCCGCAGGTTCGTGGCGAGGTATTGAACCGCTGGATTTTCTTTTCTACGCCAAAGCAGGCAGTGAAGAAGTGAAGGTCGAGACGTTCGGCAATAAATTGCAGTTAAGCAATCTGCTGGATATTGATCCAAAAGGCGGCAGCGTATCCACGCACAAAATTAAATACTTCGTGACCAGTCCGAAGTTCGTCAACATCAACGGGGTTCCGTATCTGGAAGCGGAAGCTACGGAAAATCTGATCGGGTAAGGAAAAGGGATGCAGGACTACGAAAAAGGGTTTATTGCGCTGGCAATTATGGGGGCGCTGATTGCCCTGGGCAAGATGCTGAACAGTGACGAGCCGATCACGGCACGTCTGGTTCTGGGGCGTGTCATTGTGGGCAGCGCGTTATCAGTAGCGGCAGGGGTGGCGCTTTACTTCGTCCCGGATATCCATCCGCTTGCGCTTGCCGGCATTGGTTCAGCGTTGGGGATTCTTGGCCTTAATGGTGTTGAAGCCTGGCTACGTAAGAAAGGGATCGGTTTTCTGGGGAAGGGGGCTGACAAATGACACTGAGTGAAAAACAGCAGCTGTTTACCGTTATGGTGGCAAATCTGATCCACTGGGCAGAAGAACACGGCTACCGGCTGACGTTCGGGGAGGCGTACCGCACGCCGGAACAGGCGGCGCTGAACGCGAAAAAGGGCAGCGGTATTACCAACAGTCTGCATACACGGCGTCTGGCAGTGGATTTTAACCTGTTTGTTAACGGCCAGTACCAGACCCGCACAGAGGATTACCTGCCGCTGGGCGAATACTGGGAGTCACTGGGCGGCAGCTGGGGCGGGCGCTTCAAATCCAGGCCGGATGGTAATCATTTCAGTCTGGAACATGACGGGGTTCGCTGATGGATCGTGTGGTGGCGGGCTGGCTTATAACGGTTGTTCTGGCCTTCTGGGCAGGCTGGAAGGCGGCTAACTGGCAGCGTGACAGTATCGATCTGGCCATCAGCCGGTCAGCCAGCGCTACCGGGGAAACGCTGGCGAGCATGGCCAGTGAATCCGGGCGAAAACTGGAAGAACAACTGGAGGCTTTGAAAAATGCACCGCCGCGTGAAATTCGTACGGAGGTGGTTAAGCCGGTGTTTACTAACGTGTGCCTGTCTGACGACTTTGTCCGCATGTACAACGACGCCGCCGCCAGTACCGAACGTGCGTTATCAGGAAAACCTGAAAACTAAATGCGTCACGCAGCTGCCGCGCCTGAAAGGGACTACGGGTAAAGATGCTGCGGAACTGTTGAATGCGTATCTTGAAATTTATGGTCAGTGCGCAGCACGCCATAATCAGTTAATAGATGAAATTAATCGTAGAGAGAGTCTTTTATATGGAAAAAATTAAACTGTGTGTCTGTGGGTCTGATATTATTTTTGAACCAAATCAGACCGCCTATAATAAGTTTATTAATGAAATGGCAATGGACAATAAAGTGGCGCCTGCGCATAACTACCTGATGCGTATTGTTGCAACGGAAAGCAAGGAAGCTTTAGCTGAAATATTAAAACGTCCGGGCGCTGCGCTTCAGCTTGTCAGTAAGGTTAATGATATTTACGCCCCTGAACTGGAAATTGAAGTAAAAAACTGACAAAGCGAGTCCGGGCAATTGAACAGAACGGACTCGAACAATATTTAATACTTCGCCGTCATTATTTACCACATGGTCAGGATTCCGTTGACGATATTGCTGCGGCTATCTGGCTGGATAACCGTCACTGGGAATATACAGGAATTGCTGTGGCCAATGGTGTGGCTAAAGCATTTAAAGGCACAGAATGAAACAGTTAGATTTTACATTAAGCCTGATTGATAAGTTGTCCCGCCCGTTAAAACAGGCACAGAGCAGCGTCACCGGCTTTGCGGAAAAATCAAAAGCGGCCTTTATGCAGATTGGCGGTGGTGTGCTGGCTTTAGCGGGTACAGGAATGGCCATACGGGGTGCGTTATCACCGGCAATTGAAATGTATGATGCGCTGAATGATGCAGCATCAAAAGGGATTGATGATCAGGCATTAAAAGCCGTACAGCGGGATGCGCTGCGCTTCAGTACAACTTATGGCGCCAGTGCGGTGGAATTTGTTCAGTCCACTGAAAGTATTAATTCCGCTATTGCCGGGCTGACCGGTAATGAACTGCCGAAAGTGACAAAAGTTGCTAATACCCTGGCGTTTGCCCTGAAATCCACCGCCGCAGAAACGGCGGAATTTATGGGGCAGATGTTTGGTAATTTTTCCGCCGATGCGGAGCGTCTGGGCAAGGTTCAGTTCGCTGAGCAGCTGGCCGGAAAAATGGTGTATATGCGCAAGGTCTTCGGTACCGAAATGGGCACTATCAAAGACCTGATGGAAGGGGCGCGGGGCGTCGGTACCAACTACGGCGTCGGGCTGGATGAACAGCTGGCCGTACTGGGGCAGCTTAACCGCACGCTGGGAACGGAAGCCAGCAGCGCTTACGAAGGCTTTATGACGGGGGCAGTTGAAGGGGCAAAAAAACTGGGTCTGTCCTTTACGGATGCCACCGGCAAAATGCTGTCCATGCCTGAGATGCTGATTAAATTGCAGGGCAAATACGGCAAGAGCCTGGAAGGGAATCTGAAAGCCCAGGCAGAGCTGGATGCGGCATTCGGTGACAGTTCGGCTGTGGTCAAACACCTTTACGGTAATGTGGCGCTTCTCCAGAGGAACATCACCGAACTGGGCGGATCTGACGGTCTGAAACGTACGCAGGAGATGGCCAGTAAACTGGTGAAACCGTGGGATCGGTTTGTACAAATCCTGAAAGCCATTCAGACCGTAATAGGGCTGACACTAATCCCGGTATTGTATCCGGTGCTGAATCGTCTGGCGGATATGGGACAGACATTTGCCAGATGGATGCAGCTATTTCCCAACATTGCCCGTGTTATTGGCTATGCCGCTATGGCTTTGCTGGGGTTTGCGGCAGTGGGTGCGGTTGCCAATATCGTCATGGGAGTTTCAAAGTTCATCATGATGGGTTGGAAGGGGGTATGGAAGTTACTTACAGCGGTTACCAAAATCGATACGGCCTGGACGTGGCTTAACACAAAAGCAAAGCTGGCGTGGGCTAATGTAATGAAATCATTGCGAGGCATTCTTCTTGCACTCCGTATGCAAGCTATTATGACAGGCACTGCTATTAATTTTATGAGCTGGCCGGTCTTGCTTGTGATCGGGGCGATAGCGTTGCTTGCGGCGGGTTGCTGGTTGCTGATTAAACACTGGGATACGGTGAAAGCAGCTGTTATGGAAACATCCGCGTTTCAGGCGTGTGCCAGGGTGGTGGCGTGGCTGGCCGGGGTATTTTCCACAGCGTGGCAATTTATCAGTGAAGGCTGGAACAGTTTTATTGCGCTATTAACAGGGTTTTCACCCTCACAGGCATTAAGTGGACTGGCGTCGGGTATTGTATCCATGTTTGATAATGTCTGGCAGTCCGTTAAAGGTGGTTTTCTGAAATCGTGGAACTGGATTGTTGAGAAGCTGAATAAAATACCCGGCGTTGATATCTCAATGGCTAATGAAACCTCTTCGCCACCATTAACAGTAAATAATTTATCTACAGGTGGCGAGCTAAAAGGAATTGATAAAGGTGGTATCAGTAAATCTGTCAGTAATAACTCAAGGTCTGTGACGGATAACAGCCGGAAAATTAATACTGTCAATATCTATCCAAAAGAAATGATAACGCCGGGGCAGTTAATGGAGTTTCAGGAGCTGGGCGTATGAATGAAATCCTGTATGTTGATTTATTAATTCAGGGGAATGACTTTGTCCTGAATACCGGTAATGAACCTGAATTATGTAATAACCGTAAAAGTATCGGGCAGGACATTATTCATTCCATTATTGAAAGCGGTCTGGCAACGGAATTAATTGCCGAGAGAAGCCCGACCATGCGGGCAGATATTTTTACCCGTATGGAATTACTGATTGAGGATGATGAACGTATCGTTCCGGGAACAGTGGAAATCGGTGAAGAAAGCCGGACACGGTTGTGGATCACGGCCAGTACTTATGACTTCGGCGGAATATCGGTACAGGTGGATTTATGACGGAAAAGCCACAGGTTGACTTTGAAGAGGTGGTGAAAGCCAGCGGTATGCCGGTGACGGAAGAAGAGATTCGCGATCGCTTTAATGCCATTGCGACGGAGGAGGGAATTATCACGAATACCTCCCGTATGTCTCCGTTCTGGCGACTGGTCACGGCCATTGTAACCGCGCCGGTGATGTGGCTGAAGGAGGTTCTGATCTCCACCGTACTGGCCAATATGTTTGTGGCCACGGCCAGTGGAAGCATGTTACGGCTGCTGGCATGGGCGGTGAATATCACGCCGAAGCCCGCCAGCGCTGCACAGGGCGTTATCCGTTTTTACAAGGAAGACGCCAGCGCTGTGGTGACGGTGAAGGCCGGAACGGTGATACAGACAGAACGTATTAACGGCAGGGTGTATGAACTGGCCATCACGGAAGATGTGGTGATTGCCTCCGGTACCGCCAGCGCACTGCTGCCGGTAAAGGCAACGGGAACGGGCGGCGCATATAACCTTGCGCCGGGATATTACCGCATTCTGCCGGTGGCCGTGGACGGCATCAGCCATGTGGCCAGTGAAGAAAACTGGCTGACCGTACCGGGCGCGGATGAGGAAAGCGATGATGAACTGCGTGAGCGTTGCCGTAACCAGTTTAACCTGGTGGGCAACTACCACACGGACGCGGTGTACCGGTCGATGATTGCCGGTGTTGCCGGACTGAGCATTGACCGGATTTTCTTTGAGCACGAAGCACCGAGGGGGCCGGGGACGGCCAACGCCTATTTATTGCTGGACAGCGGCGTGGCTTCTGCGCCGTTTGTGGATGCCGTGAATGACTATATCAACACGCAGGGGCATCACGGCCACGGGGACGATATGCAGTGTTATGCCATGCCGGAAACCCTGCACGATCTGGCGGTCACTGTCTGGGTCAGGAACCTGAACAATATCAGTGATGATGAACAGAAGCGCCTGAAGGACGGTATTGAAAACCTGATCCGGTGCGCCTTCCGGGAAAATACGGACTATGACGTCAGAAGGACGTGGCCGTATTCACGGTTCTCCTTCTCGCAGCTGGGGCGCGAAATCCATAAAAATTTTCCGGTAACGGAATCGCTGAATTTTTCGCTGGATGACATTGCCAGTGAGCTGAATGTGCCGCGCCTGAAATCGCTTGTGGTGAGTATTGAGAATGAATGAGTTCATGAAAAAACTGGCCGGAATGGTACTTCCCTCCTGGATGGACAGGGGCGAGCCGCGAAAACTGCTGCAAACGGCGCGGCGATTCTGGGCGGAGGTGTACGGCTGGGTGACGTGGCCACTGAACCAGTTTGATCCGCTGACCTGTACACCGGCGTTACTTAACCTGCTGGCGTATGACCGGGATATTTCCCGCTTTGACGGGGAGCCGCTGGAACTGTTCCGCAGGCGTGTGGCGTATGCCTTCGTGAATGCGCGTGACGCCGGTTCTGTTGAGGGATTTATCAGTATCTTTGAGCGGCTGGGGATCGGGTACGTTGAACTGATGGAGCGCCAGCCGGGCATTGACTGGGATGTGATTCAGGTTCGCGTCACGGACAGCCAGATTGCGACTAACACGCAGCTGATGATCCAGATTATCCGGCAGTACGGGCGGACATGCCGCCGTTACCAGTTTGAAGTGATCACGTCCGAACGGCTGACTATCCGGGCGGGATGGGATCAGGGGAATATGTGGTTTATCCGGCAGCACTGAGCGGTACGGAAACCAGCAGCGCGACGTACAGCGCAGGGTTATAAGGGGATTATATGTCACAGACAACAATTACACTGGCATTTGAACAGTGGAAAGCGCAACAGGGTGCCACGGGGGAGCCTGTCCTGCTGGATGAATTTGTGTTCGCTAACGTACCGGGACTTGACCCGGATCAGCCGGTTGACCGCAATGAAACCCTGCCACCGGCTGAACAGATTGTTCACCGGCAGGCTGTCAGCCGTAAGGGTGTGGTGAATGACAACGCCGTGGTGCATTCCGTCGTACTGGGGGCGGACGTGGGGGATTTTTCCTTTAACTGGATTGGGTTGCTGAATAAAGCCAGCGGTACGCTGGCAATGATTGTTCATGCTCCCGTTCAGCAGAAGCTGAAAACGGCGGAGGGACAGCAGGGTAACGTGCTTACGCGCTCGTTTCTGATGGAATATAACGGCGCACAGGCTGAAACCGGAATTAATACGCCTGCTGAGACCTGGCAGATTGACTTTACCGCGCGTATGGCCGGAATGGACGAGCGCCAGCGCCTGGAAAATATCGACATCTTCGGGGCGGCGGCGTTTTTTGGGGACGGCTATCTGGTCGGGAAAAGCGGGAATCAGTTTTATGTGACCAAAGGTACCGGCTATGTGGCTGGGCTGCGGACAACGCTTGCAGCAAACCTGAATATTACCGTGACAACCAGGCCGGTCAAAGTCTGGCTGGATGTATGCTGGACAGGAACGCTTACCAGCGTGTGGGGTGTGCAGTCCCGCATTACGGTCGCTGACAACCTGGCGGATTATGTGCAGAACGGCGTACAGCATTATGTGTTTGCGGTGGCGGGGATTGATGAAAACGGCAATATTACGGATTTACGCCCGAAAGGGACGCTGAATGAGCAGCAGGCCAGCGATGCGCTGAGAAAACATGCGCAATCCCGTAATCATCCGGACGCCACAACCCGCGAAAAAGGGTTTGTGCAGTTAAGCAGTGATACGAACAGCGATTCGGAGACGCTGGCCGCAACGCCGAAAGCGGTTAAAGCGGCTATGGATAATGCGAACGGGCGCCTGGAAAAAAACAGTAATGGCAGCGACATTCCTGACAAGGATTTGTTTGTACGTCGTATCGGTGCCGCGCGAGCGTTTGATGGCGCGGTGACTATCGGCGGTGATGCTAATCCGTGGACGACGGCGGAATTTATCGTCTGGCTGGAGTCTCAGGGCGCATTTAATCACCCGTACTGGATGTGTCGAGGGACATGGTCTTACGCTTTAAATAAAGTCATCACCGACACGGGCTGTGGCAATATCTGTCTGGCTGGCGCAGTGATTGAGGTAATGGGAGTACGTGGCGCGATGACTATTCGGGTGACAACGCCGACCACAACGTCAGGTGGCGGGGTTGCCAGCGCTCAGTTTACCTATATCAATAACGGCGATGGATATGCTCCAGGATGGCGACGCGATTTCAACACCATAAATAAACCCACTCCCGAAGATGTAGGGGCGTTGTCAGTTAATGGAGGACGGCTTAACGGTCCGTTAGGCATTGGTACAGACAATGCACTGGGTGGTAATTCGATTGTATTAGGCGATAACGATACAGGGTTTAAGTGGCACAGTGACGGTGTTCTGGGTATTTATGCCAATAATGCTCTGGTCGGTTATATCGACAATTCCGGGCTGCACATGTCAGTAGATGTTCTCTCTAATGGTGCCATTCGCGCAGGTAACGCAAAAAAACTGTCACTGACGAGCAATAACAACTCCGCACTGACTGCCACGTTCAATTTATGGGGCGACCCAAACAGACCTACCGTGATTGAACTGGACGACGACCAGGGGTGGCACCTGTACAGCCAGCGAAATCCTGATGGTTCGATTGTCTTTACGGTCAATGGAGATATCACCGCTAACACACTTCGTGCAGGTGGAGCCATCTATCAGAATAACGGCGACATCTTTGGTTCGTTATGGGGAAATGGCTGGCTGAGTACGTGGATTAATAATAATTTCGTAAGTGCGGTCAGGCTTGGCCCGCAGGCGCTTTCCGGCGGTTTATGGCGCGATTATCACCTGGGAGGCGGTAATGTTGTCACAGGGTTCCATACTGACGGTAGCTGGGAAATGGAAGGTGGTGACGATAAGGTCTATTACCGCCCGGTTCAGTATCTTATTAACGGCACATGGATAACGGCGGCGAGCGTGTAATGAGGACAACCATGCAGAATATAAAACACTTCACACCCTATGAACCGGAATCACCGGCATTTCCCGGTGCGGCATATCTGAAATCAGAGGATGGTCAGGACTGGTACGAATGCCAGAAACAGTTTGCAGACGACACGCTGAAGTTTACTTACGACGACAACGGCGTCATCACCTGTATTACGCGGGATGTTTCGGGGTTATGGCCGTACCATCTCAGCGTGGCGGAAGTTCCTGATACGGATGAAAACCGTCGCGCTGATATTTCAGGCGGCTGGCAGTTTAAAGACGGTAAAGTCGTTCAGCGGGTTTATTCGCCGGAAGAGCTGCGTAAAAAGGCGGAGGCTGAAAAAGTTCGCCGCCTTGCTGAGGCTGAATCAGCCATTGCACCACTGGCGCGGGCAGTAAAACTAAAAATTGCCACAGATGAGGAGATTAAACGGCTGGACGCCTGGGAACTCTACAGCGTAATGGTTAACCGTGTGGATACAGCTTCCCCTGACTGGCCGGAGGTGCCGGATGTGGCGTGAAGCGCGTCTGGCTTTTACGGATTCACTGGCTGCGCTGGATTGTTCTGTCGTTCCGGCGCATCCGTGGATTCACGGTCTGGGGCAGCAGACAGATAACGGGGCATACCTGAGTCCGGTCAATGCAATCCATTATCTGGCGGAAAGGCTGGCCGGAACGGGAGGCAATACCGATGTGGTGATCATGATGGTAACGGGACAGACCCATGAAAACTTCATGAAGGGGCTTAACAGCCTGGTGGATGTTTTCCCCGCGCCCGCATTCACCCAGGTCAGACGTCTGGCTGAGTCTGCGGCGACACTGGCTACTGAGAAAATGCAGATCCCCGCGAAAGCCGGGGCAGGACTGCCGGTTGCCATTCCGCTGTCCGTTCCGACCAGCAGGGCAGCGTTATCCGCTGCCGCTGTCAGTGAGGCGCAGAAAGCGGCTGGCGCCGGATTCAGCCTGGACGGGCTGAAACAACAGCTGGGGGAATTTACGCAACTGCGTGACAGCCTGATTAACGATGTGGCCAGCGGCCTTGCTGATTTGCAGGGGAAAAGCGCCAGGGCATGGGTATTTACGGCCAGTGGCGACACCGCCGCCACCCTTCTGGCGCTGGTAAAGGACATTCCGCAGCCTTCAGCTGTTTATACTGCGGCAATCATGCTGGCCGGAAAAAATCTTGATGGAATAAGGGGCATGATTCATGACGTCGATCCCGACACTGGCGCTTAATGGTGAGGCCATACTGCTGAAAAACATGCGCGTGACCGTTTCCCAGCAGTTTCAGGATAAAGACCAGTCCGGTCAGACCAGCGCGACCACCAAATCAGAGCAGGGGGCAAAGGGCAAAGAGCTGCGTATCAGCGGCGAAATACCCTTTAAAAACCCGGAGATCCTGAAGCGTATTTTTGAACTGGCCAGCGCCACCGATGCAGACGGGAAACGCATGAAATACCGCGTTGCGCATGAGGTGGCCAGAGCGGTGAATTTTCGTGAGGCCACATTCAGCGGAATGCTGGATGCACCGCAGCAGGACGGAAAAATGGCCTGGCTGGTCACGTTCACCCTGGCGGAACATGTCAGCGTGCAGGAGAAGCGGGAAGCCAGGGCAACCGGTAAAACAACGGCAAAAAAACAGACGGCCAGCAGTACGGGACAATCCGCTGGTCAGAATGCCGGAGAGGATGAAGAAAAACTGACGTGGTTTGAACGCAGGGTGCTGAAGCCCGTCAATGACGCTTTGGGTTAATGATGAAACCAGTAAAACGCCTTTACCTTTCAACGGATGAAATACACCTGGCTGACGCCAGTCTGGTGCTGGAGCTGAACAGCTGTGGACGTGGCTTTATTACGGCACAGACGACCACAGACTACACCGGCAAACTGGTACGGCTGGATGTGGGGTATTCCGGTTTACTTCTGCGCTGGTTTACCGGCTATGTGGAGCGCTCACAGCCTGCCGAAAACGGTTATCAGCGTCTGTTCGTCCGCGAGCTGGCTGGCGTGTTTGAGCGGATGTGGCCATGCTCATTTCAGCATCCCACACTGCGCGATGTGGCCGGATGGCTGGAGGAAAACAGCGGGATCAGCATTGCGGTACCGGATGTGCCGTACAGTGATAAACCGATCCCCCATTTCACCCATAACGGGACGGGATACCAGCTGCTGAATAACCTGGGCAGGGCATTCAGTATCACGGATTACATCTGGTATCCATTGCCGGATGGTTCGCTGTATGTCGGCGGCGCAGAAAAGGCGCTGTTTGCCGGACGCCCGGTGGAAATCCCGGCAGAGTTCAGCCAGGGAACGGCGGGCGGTAATTCCATGACATTGCCGGTGATCCAGAGTCTTCGTCCGGGCGTGGACGTGAACGGGGAACGCGTGACCAAAGTTCATCTGACTAATGACACAATGACCATCACGTGGACACCACGGAACCGCGCCACAGGTCAGCCATTGCAGAAAACACCGGCGCAGCGTCAGATAGAAAGCCATTATCCGGAGCTGGCTTCCGGGCTTCACCTGCCCAAACTGGCCAGAGTGGTGGCACCCAGCGAGGCCGTAAAAAGCGGTAATTTTGCCGACCCGTTCCGGCCACGGTACGCCGTTGACGTGCAGCTGCTTGACGCGGACGGCAACCCGGACAACCAGACGCCGGTATATTCCGCCGTACCGCTGCCGGTACCAATGGCCGGTAACGATTCGGGAATGTTCCAGTTTCCACCGGAAGGAACGCTGGTAGAAGTGGCGTTTACGGGCGGCAGACCGGACAAGCCCTTTATCAGGCAGACGCTGCCGGATGGCACCAGTCTGCCGGACATTAAGCCCGGCGAGCAGCTGCAACAGCAGCGCGCGGAAGTCTCGCAACGCGTGACACAGGCAGGAGACTGGGTACGCCAGACGGATCAGACCATCAGTGAAACATCGATGGCGCGGACGGTGAAAGCCGACACGGAACGGCGAGAACTGGTCAGCCGTGAAACCACGGTGAAAGCCACGGATAAAATCACAGTACTGGGTACCGCCACACTGATGGCCGGAGCCATACAGCAGGTCAGTGCTGGCGACTTCAGCCAGGCGGTAAAAGGAAACCGGCTGGCCAGTATTACAGGAAATGAAGAAACCGAAATCGCCGGGCAGCTGTCCACGAAAGTGGCCGGTGCCATGAATGTTGATGTGGGGGGAACCCTGACAGAAAAGATTGCCGCATTACGTAAATCCGTGGCGGCGGGCGGTCAGCAAATTATGGGGCCAACCGTCCATATTGGCAGTGAGAGCGTCAACACACTGACCATGATGCTGGACACCATTGATTTACTGGCAGAGCTGGCGCAGCAGTGCGCGAGCCATTCACACCCCAGTGTTGGTACGCCGACCAATGCCGGAGCATTCAACCAGACGGCAGTAAAGGCCGGGCAGACCCGGAGCAAGTACCAGAACATCATCGCCTGATTCTCTCTTTTCAGCCCGCATAATGCGGGTTTTTTTACACCCTTCATCAGGCGTCACCAGACGCATTCTAAGCGCTTCTTTTATCTGACAACTACCGCGCAACACCACAAAAGGATCTGTGCTGTCACGTTACGCTGACGACGCCACACGCTGACAAAATAAATCTTTCGCAGACAAAAACGGCGCTACACCGCACCCGCCTGCGGTTTCTGGATCGTAAAAATTTTTCAGTTTTATTTTTCTTCAAATCATATCGCCAGTCCGCACCAGTACTGGCAGTTTTGCGGAGACTGGAAACTGAAAAGATTGAAAGGAATTTCAGTAATTTCCAGTTTGAAGGATCGATAAAGGATCTAACGCAAAACGTAACGCACAGATAAATAAGGTTAAAATAAATTTTATGTGAGTTGCGGTGGATCGTTTGTGTGCCAGTGCGTTCTGGCGGTAAACGTGATAAGCCCAGCGGCGGCAGGGCTTCAGGGGAATTTATTGATTTTTACAGAACTGAAAAGCGTCGCAGAGCTTGCAGTGGTCGAGAGAACAGATTTTGCACACATATGGTTCAGGTACAACTGAACAAAAGTAGAGTTAAGTGCCGAGTTTGCGACGCGGGCTGTAGAGAGTGTGATCCACCACAATGAATTTTTTATCCAGCCACTGCGTCACTTGGGCGGGCTGAACGCCGGTCAGTCGGGCAAAGGATGCCTGATTGCCATTGTAGTATTTCTTGATGTAGTCGATAAGTGGCAT